AGGACAAGCTGACTTACACGCCAACTCAGGCGGTGGGCACTAATCTGAACAGCGTCACTGTTGCCGACACGCGCAAAATAAACTATGCGCCAAAAGATCGTGACATGGGTGTCTATTTCGACTTCAAAAGTAATGACGCCGATGGCCTGAACGATGGCGGTCTCTATCACGGCTCGTTGACTTTCCGGACGTATGGAGCGGCAGCAGACCTTTCCGGTGGGCCGGTACATCAGCTCGGCTTTACGAGCAACGGGAACGTGCAATATCGGCAAAGCAGCAATGCAGCTGGTGACGCCTGGAGCAACTGGGTCAACTTTTGGCATTCCGGTAATTTCAATCCGAATACCAAGGTAACAGGGTTCGGCTTCAACATGCAATGGTCGGGCCAAGGTGGACAACCGACCTGGGTAATAGGCGGCGAAGCGCCGGGCACGCTCTATGTGTTTAACCCGTCGAATTTCCGTGTTGCCTTTGCGGCCAGCGCCGGTACTTCCACCAATGCCGAAAATATCAGCAATGGAAACAGCTACATGCGCTTGGCCTGGTCCGATCCCGGTGGTCAGCCTACTTATCTTTGGGGGAGTGACGGTCCGACAGCAGCAAGGCTGGCGGTCATTGGCAATCTCAGTGTTGGAAATGCCCGAAGTGTCGGTGGCGTGCCGATGCGTTACGCCGAAAACAACGGTGTGCAGCCGTACTACTTCTATGGTGTCGAGCCCGGCAAGACGGAGATAACGCTTTACACACGTACGCAAATGGCGGTCGGCTCATGTGTCTCCGCCATGTTTGCCAATCAGCTCTCCGGCCAAGGCTTGCAGAACGGTGGCATTGGCGGCTATATCCTCAATAAGAGAAAGGATGGCACTGGCTTGCCTGGTGGATGGGAGCAGCGCGGACAACCAGTGTACGACTACGGATCAGGCGCAGTCGAAGGAAATGAGTCGAGTGCAGTTTTATGGCAAAGGACATCGTGATGGCGAAGAGCACTGAAACACCGGCAGCAGATACCGAAGCATTGAACAACCAGGAACTGGCCGTGACACCAGTACTAGATCTGCCGGATTTGCCTGCGCCGGACATCATCATGCCGCCGCCACCGCCACCACCACGTGCTCCGACCGAGGTTCCGGAGCCGGTAAACCCGTTCTCGTGGTCTGACATTAAAAACATTGTCCGAGTGCCGGCAGGTTTTGAATGCGCGGTCAAGTTCGATCATCGTGATGATTATGTTGCCTACCTCGCGTCGGCAGATGATGTCGAGCCGCATGGTCGCGCCATCTATGAAGCGTGCGCATCCGGTCAGTGGGGCGAGTCTTTCGACTATCACCCGTCCGATACTGAGTTGATGGCTGCGGCGCAGGAACGCATCGCCCGCGAACTGCGCCGCGCCAATCCCGAGATCACCAAATACCAGGACCGCGTCGATATCGATGTCGCCAGCGCGACTGACGTCAGCTTGCTGCGCGCCTGGAAAACGTATCGGGTCGCCCTGAACCGCATCCCAGACCAGGCGGGGTTCCCGCATTCCCTCACCTGGCCCGTTGCACCTGACACCACCGCCACGTAATCACTTATCTATCAATAGGAGCCCATTGTGCCTACAGACTATCACCATGGCGTACGCGTCATTGAAATCAATAACGGAACACGCCCGATCCGCACCATCAGTACCGCTGTCATCGGCTTGGTCGCCACCGCCGAGGATGCCGATCCCGTGACCTTTCCGCTGGACACGCCGGTGCTGATCACCAACGTGATCGCGGCGCTCGGCAAGGCCGGCACGAAAGGTACGCTATATCGGACACTGGATGCCATCGGCGCCCAAACCAAGCCGTTTACCATTGTTGTACGCGTGGCCGAAGGTGCAGACGAAGCCGCCACCACCACCAACGTCATCGGCACCACCACGGCCAGCGGCAAATATACTGGTATCAAGGCGCTGCTGGCGGCGCAAAGCAAGCTCGGCATCAAGCCGCGGATCCTTGGCGCGCCTGGCCTGGATACCAAGGCCGTCACGAACGCCCTGGTCAGCGTCGCGCAGCAGCTGCGTGGCTTTGTCTATGCATCGGCGCACGGTTGCCTGACGAAAGAGGATGCAGTGGCCTATCGCAAAGATTTCGGCCAGCGTGAATTGATGCTGATCTGGCCGGACTTTGTGAACTGGGACAGCACCGCCAACGCTGTGGCCAGTATTCCGGCCACCGCCTACGCTCTCGGTCTACGCGCCAAGATCGATGAAGAGATCGGCTGGCACAAGACGCTGTCGAATATGCCAGTGAACGGCCCGACCGGCATTTCCACCGATGTGTTCTGGGACTTGCAGGATCCGGCTACCGATGCCGGTTATCTCAACGGCAAAGAGGTGACCACCCTGATCAACAACGGCGGCTTCCGCTTCTGGGGTTCGCGCACCTGCGAGGTGCCGGAGTTTTTCTTCTTCGAGAATTACACCCGCACGGCCCAGGTCCTGGCCGACACCATCGCCGAAGCCCATTTTACGTACGTCGACAAGCCGCTGCATCCGTCGATCGTGCACGATCTGATCGAGAGCATCAACGCCAAGTTCCGCGACCTGAAAGCGCAAGGTTACATCATCGACGGCAGCGCCTGGTATGACGAAGCGTTCAACAGCAAGGATACGTTGAAGGCTGGCAAGCTGGCGATCGACTACGACTATACCCCGGTACCTCCGCTGGAAAATCTGGTCTTCCAGCAGCGCATCACAGACCGCTATCTGGCCGACTTCGCAAGCCGCATCAACGCCTGACCAGTTATTAACTTTGCTTTCCCTACTTTAGTGGGGGATCACTCAACACCAGTACGGAGAACATCATGGGCTTACCCCGCAAACTGAAAGATTTTATTTTGTTCAACGATGGCGCATCCTACATGGGCAATGTGCCGGAGCTGACGCTACCAAAACTGTCGCGCAAGATGGAAGAGTATCGTGCCGGCGGCATGACCGGCCCTGTCAATGTGGACTTTGGAAATGAAGCGATCACGCTGGAGTGGACCGCCGGCGGTCTGCTGGAGGATGCCTTGAAACAGTATGGCGCCAGCACACACAGCGCCGTTCAGCTGCGCTTCTCCGGTGGCTATCAAAATGATGATGATGGTATCGCGTCGGCGGTCGAAGTCGTCGTGCGTGGCCGCCATAAGGAAATTGACATGGGCAGCGCCAAGATGGCCACCGATACCACGCACAAATACACCACCACTTGCAGTTACTACAAACTGTCGGTGGATGGCGAAGTGCTGATCGAGATCGATTTCATGGGGGGGATCGATAAGGTCGGCGGGGTGGACCGTAACGCCGGTATTCGTAAGGCGATCGGGCTGTAAGCCAGGTCAAGAACAACCGCAACCCCGTTTTATTTTTCACTTTAACCGCACGATTATTATGGAAAGATTCATATCATGAGCAAGTCAGAGAAAATTGAAGAAGTCACCGCAGTGGCTGCATCTGCGGTCTACCAGACCGTGACGCTGGATGAGCCGATAATTCGTGGCAGTCAGACAATCACTTCGGTGCAGCTCCGAAAGCCAAAATCCGGTGAGCTGCGTGGCGTCTCGCTCGCGGAGCTGGGACAGATGGACGTCTCGGCGTTGCAGCGCATCTTGCCCCGTATCACGACGCCGACCCTGACGGCACAGGACATTGCCAATCTGGATCCGGCAGACTTGCTCTCGTTGGGGGTCGAAGTGACGCTTTTTTTGCTGAAGAAAGCCGATCGTCTGGCGGCATCCCCGACTGCGTAGAAAATCCGATGGCCGATATTGCGGCGGTGTTTCACTGGTCGCCGCAGGCCATGGATGAACTGACCATAGCGGAACTGATGGACTGGCGCGAACGCGCCAGGGTGCGCGGCGGTGCCGGCGAATGAGAGAGCAATAATGAGCGACAAGGAATTGCGACTGCAGGTGGTGTTTGCCGCCATGGACAGGTTGACCGCGCCGATGAAAAAAATCATGGGCGAGTCGACGGCCCTGGGCCGTGCGATCAAGGGCACCAATGACCGACTCAAGGAATTGAACGCCCGGCAGAAGGATATTGGAGATTTTAGGAACCTGCGCTCGGGCCTGCAGGACACTAGCACCAAGCTTGGTGCTGCGCAGCGCAATGTCGCCGGCCTGGCGCAACGCTTAAAACAGGTCGAGAATCC